ATCAATGGGAGAGAAGGACGGTTTGAGCTATTGCCAAACGAGCAAATTGCTGAGCATTATTGGCAATTTCTCGGCACGCCAATCAGAGGCATTTTTAGACTGGTTGGCAAAGGAAGCGTACAGAACGCCTGACGCTAAAACACTTTCTCTCCATTGAGGACCTTCAAATGCTCTATCATCCCACTGAGCTAGTGAAAAGCCAGGACGTTATTGTGCGTGTTGGCTCTATCGACGGCACTGCTCGCCCTGTGATTACTCAGAGTGGCGCCACCTTCACTGTTAGCGGCGCTCCCACCCTTTACACGCTGCAGGCCGCTACGACGGCTTCCGTGGCCTTTAACGACGGCAACACGGAATTCTATCTGCTTGGCGGCGGCGGCTTCTCTGACAGCGTTATTGTCACCTCTCAAGCGACTGCCTCGATTACTTCCTATTTCCAGAAAGATGTCGATGGCACGGTGTTCCTGCCAAACAGCTTTGACGAAGCTTTCCAAGTAATTAGTGCTTCGCGCTACAACAAGAACAGCGAAGTTTATGTGGAGATCAATAAGCAACTGGGCGCTTCCGGCACTACTTATTACTACGATCGCGTGGCTTACACGGGTCGAGTGATGAATTACAACGAAAGCTATCCTGCTGACAATCTTGTCGAAGTAACTTTTGACATTATTAGCCGTGGTCGCATTGGCATCCACCAGAACGCTGAAAACACTGGAAGCCTGATTCCCTCGGCTCCCAATAGCTGATTGCTCTTTCCCATTGTTTCTTTGCTAGCCTGCCTATACGGCAGGCTTTTTTATTGTGAACATTTCACAGTTGCGAGATGTAATTACAACGCTCTTGAGCGCTAGCCCTAATTTAATCGGCTCGTATATTTTTCCGAATGGCACCACTGTTCCCGCCGTGTATGTGGTGGGACAAAAAAGCGTGCCTTCTGAATGGAAGGTGACGGGACTGGAGGTGACAATGCGGCAATACCCAGAAGTGCTCCCTAGGGCTGGCGTAGGAGTTGTGGACGTGCTACAGCAATGGGAAGTGGTGCTGATGCAATACAACCCTGATGGTTCTGAAATTGCTTCTGCGATGGACAGAATGAGTAGGCGCTTCCCTGACGCAGACTTTCGCTACCTGCCTGGCGACGACGTGGCTTATGAGCGCTGCCGCATCATCATCCCCGACAGAGAAATTCGGAGGCTTATCACGGCATGACAACTGCTGCTTCGCGAATCATCAACCAGTCCAAGCTTGTAACGGCGTTAGCCAATGCATTTGAAACTTGGGCGAAAGAAGACATTGATGATGCCCATTGGGATGATCAATTCAAAGATATGAGCAGATGGCGCTGGTTTGGCGAAACACGACGCCGCAACGGAGAAACAGTCGAAAGCCCCAGGGACATTTACGATCTCGGCACACTGCATGAAAGCAGAGAATACTCTTTTTCCAAAAACAGCTCCAAAGCAGAAGCTAGCTGGCATTGGGGAGCCGTCAATTCTTCAGGGCAGGAATATGCCTACTATGTTCACTATGGAACAAAGTTTACAAGGGCTCGTCCGTTTACCAATGATGTTGCCATTGCATCTTCTTTTCTAAGAAAGGCTCCCGGCATGGCGCTGGTTCGGCAAATGCAAGCAGCTTTGAATTCTCTCCATGCAAATTGATTTTCTACAAAGTGACGATTCAAGGGTGCATGCCATCAATTGCACCATTGAAGACTCCGCGATGGAAGTGGGCATCCTCTGCCTTGTTTCCTGCAACGATACCACCACTAGAATTTGCAATGAAAATCACGCTTTCATCGTGGAGCTTCCCCGAGAGGTGCGTTCCAGTCATGAAAGAGTGAAGGCTTTTAACGCTGTTCTGAACATTCTGAGCCATGAGCAAATACAGCTTCCTTCTTGAAACTAAGGCCACCGACTATTTCGAACTACTGCCTGACATTCGCATGAAGAAGTATGGCGGATGGCTGGTTGCCGAGGCTATTGAACAAGAGGAAATTAGCAAGCTACAGAGTCAAGCCACCATTCGAGCCGTGCAACTGGCCAAGCGAATTGCCATTGCCAAGGACATTCCCCTGGACGAAGCCTTTGGGCTTTTGCAGGGTGGTGGCGCCATCACAGAGGCTGAACTGCTTTCTGACTTCACGGAAGAAACGCTGGGCATGATTACTAGCGGCACTTCAGTGGAGGCGACGAACGCTCGAATGGTCACTGCATTTGTCCGTTCACGAGGACAGGGCTTGATTGACGGTGAATGGCAAGACTTGACTGATTGGGACCTTGAAGACACCAAAGGACTCCCCCGAGCCATCATTGCCAAGGTTGTTGAATTTATTTCTGCAGAACAAGAAGCTGAAATGAAGGAGGCAAACAACACGGCAAAAAAAGCGACGAAGAGGAATTCTCCTCAACCGCCGAGCGCTTAGAGCACAACGCCCGTCGCTTCCTGAAAGGACTCACTAATTGGAACGACCTTTATTTTCGCCTCAACGCATCCGACCTTAACGATGATCGCTGGAACGCAGCAAATTTCGGGAAGCAGCAGCTTTCCGACGTCAAGGCTGCGTTGAAATACCTAGAAAAGCACGACATCGCAAAGTACAACACTGAAAGCATTGCCATCGCAAAGTTCGGAACTATGGTTTCGGCAATGATGGCTGGAAAGAAAAGCACTGTCAAGCCCGCTGATTTTCTTCCGTTTGACACGAAACTTATTGAAAAAGAGCAAGGCGTTACGCCTCAAAGCTTGTCCGTTCTCCATCGTCTTCTTAGCACTAAAAAGATGGATGGGCGTGTTGTTGGTATGTTGGCAGATGAAATCAAGATGGCTTCAATGCGTGAGCAAGCTTGACATTGGCTACAATGCAAAATAATAGTGCTTGAAATACAATGGCAGCGGGCGCAGGTGACGTTCGTCTTCAGCTTGGCGTCACGCTTGACCTGGCCAGCTTTAGGCAGCAATTAGCTGCGGCATCGCGAGCGGCAGCATCTTACTACTATCCCGTCAATTTTGACAAAGCAGGCATTGATCGGCAATTTGCAGCGCTTGATAGGCAATTTAGAACAAAAAATTACAGACTAGAAGTCATTACAAATTTTGCGGCGGAGATTGAGAGCGCCGACAAACTAGTTAGAAAAATAGGAGAAGTTAAGCGGGCTGCGCAATCCTCTGGTCCACAATCACGCTCGGTGGGACTGGTCGATATAACAGCATTAAACCGCTTTCCAAGCAAAGGCGGTCCGAGCGCCTCTGAAATTGCTGCTCTTTACGAAAGCTTGGCTATTGCGGGCGTAGAAGGTTTTGAGCGTGGCGTCAAAAAAACTCGCGGCGAAATGCTCGCGCAAATTGGGACGATCGGGCAGGACGTTGTTGCAGGACTCCTGAACGGCCTAAAGGGGGGCGATGCGGCTATGGCGGCAGCCGCGCAAAGCCTTGGCACTGCGCTAATCAAAACCTTCAAGGCACTGCTTGGCATCGCTTCGCCTTCTCGAGTGTTTAGGGAGTTCGGGAAAAACATTGGGGAGGGCTTTGAGCAAGGCGCCACTGCCTCGATGGACAAGGCTTTTGACGCGCTAGAGCGACAGCTTCGGCAGCGGCTTAGCATGCTCCAAGGCATGATGAGTGGAGGGCGGGGGGCTTTTCCCTTTATCGCCAAAGGGGGACCCGTAGAGCAGAAGGCTTTGTTTGCCGAGGCCGCAAGCTTGGCGAGCAAGATTGACGAAGCTCGTGCTCAAATTAGCCAAATCCAAGCGCGTCGCGAATCGAGGTTGGCTTTTCAAAGCGAATCGCTGCAGCAAGCGTCAGCGCGATTGCTGCCACCGGCTCGAGATAGGTCTTTGCAGCCAGGGCGCACCACTATTTTTCCAGGAGGAGGCGCTGCAGAGGAATTGTCAAGGGGCTTCTTTCGTTCGTTGCAAAACACGCAAGATTTTTTCGCGAGAAATTTTGCCGCTAACACTTATCTGCCTAAAGCGAGTCGCGAACTTGCCTCTTCGATGAAAGCTGCATCTAGGCAGCTCACGGGCACGAGAATTGCAGGACTGCTCCCGTCGTCGGAAATGATGGAGCCGTTGCGCTTTCAACGAGCAGCACTTAGGGCTAGGGAGATTGACGAGGCTAATACTCAAAGGGCGCGACGAGGGTCTCTTGGGCAGTTCCCCATGGAGGGGATGATTGGCCCTTCTCGAAGCGTAGACAGATCATTTAGTAATTACATCACTGCTGAATTTACTCGCATGATGAGAGCTGGAGCGCTGGGCGGCGGCTTTGCATTCCCTAACGCTCCCATGATGGGGCCATCTTCCGCGCTTCCGCCAAGAGGCTCATTGGGGCGCTTCCCCTCGACGGGAATGCTAGCAATTGGCGGGCCCTCTGCCGTTGGGCAGGCAATGGCAGGTCCCACTCCGTGGTATAACACAAGCTTGGGAGCCCGTGGAGGGTACGTTCCAGGGGTCAGGTCGAGCGCCTTTTTCCCTATGGGGGGAATGATGGGACCCTCATCCCCCCTTGGGCGCATTACGGCCCAAAGCAGCATGTTTGGGGGCAGTCCTCCTCCAGTACCTCCTGGCGGCGGTGGGGGTGGCTTTGGAGGGTTCGGGGGATTTGGTGGTTTTGGTCGGGCGATGGGAGAAATTAACTTGCCAGGAGCTGGTTTAATCCGTGAGATAGGGGAAGAGTTCGCTTTTGCCACCAAGCAAGTGCTTTTGTATGGGCAAGCCTATAAGCTACTCGGTTTTGCTCAAGACTTCCCTGCACAGGTAGGTCAAGCTGTTGGGGAGCTGCAAAGCTTTAGGAACACGCTGAAGGCGATCACTCCAAACGCCCAAGAGGCCGCGAAATCAAACGCCTTGATTCTGGACTTGGTCAGCAAGTATAACGTTCCCCTTGAGTCGGCTAGAAGTGGATTTACCAAGCTATACGCATCTATGCAGCCAGCGGGCTTTGCTGGCGAAGAGGTGAGAGATCTGTTCACCGGCATTAGCAAAGCCGCCGCCACCTTTGGGATGAGTTCCGACAAAGTCGATCGAGTGACCTATGCCTTTGCTCAGATGGCCAGCAAGGGTCAAGTGATGAGCGAGGAATTAAAAGGGCAACTGGGCGATGTTCTTCCGGGGGCGATGGCGCTATTTGCCGAAGCGGCGGGGTTTAAGGGGTCAAGTGCAATTGCTCAATTCTCAAAGGCGTTAGAAGATGGCGCCTACAAAGGGCAAGCCATGAAAGACCTGCTTAATAATGTGACGATTTTGCTTAATCAAAAATTCTCAGAGGGAGCAAGGGGTGCGGCAAACACTTTCCAAGGTTCAATGAACAACATGAGGAACTCCCTCAAAGGTTTTTACGAGAGTTTTGAACCAATAGCTGTACAATTCCTTAATAGTTTTGTTTCTCCATTGAGTCAAGGCTTGAAGGACGCCACGGATGGTATCAATGCATTTTTTACTGGCACACAGGCCAAGACATCCGGCGGCATGGCGATAGCAAACGAACTGAAACAGTTGCAACCAGCATTGCAGGGAATACAGAATAATATCAAGCAAATACTGCCAGTGTTTGGACAGTTGATTAAAATCGCCCTGGAAGTTGGCAAGATTTTTCTTTCAGTTGCTGGCAGTCCCTTGACGGGCTATTTGGTTCGCGTTTATGCGGTGGTGCTGCCGGTTATTACGGCATTTGGCATTTTGCGCACGGCAGTGGTGACAATGCTTGGTCCACTTGGCCTGTTTAACGCTCAAATGCTTTTAGGAGTGGGCAGATTCACTGCGTTCCGCAATGCCATGAGCCTAACCGGTGCCACCGCCGCACAAACCGCAACTGCAATTAGAGGTGTAAATGCTGCTCTGACAGGCTTGGTGGCGCGAACTGGCGTTGGCTTGGCCATTATCGGGCTGGGCATGCTGGCGGAGCGATTTCTCTCGGCTGGAGCTGCTGCTCAGACGGCTCGCCAGAAAATGCTGCAATTTGCTGATGCAGTTAAGGCTTTGGGTGAAGCAGGAGATGTGGCAGGCGTGACCGTGGAATTGGCAGAGCAGAAAGCCTTGGCGGCTCGCATTAAGCGTGCGCAAACATTGCTGAGCGACTTGCGAGCCGGAAAGAGAAGTGTTAGCCCCCAGCAGGCCGAGGAATTGCAGGCGCTTGGGCTTTCCTCCAACATGGCCTTCGCCCAAGAGGGTGGACAGCGCAACCTTACGGTACAGACAATGCCAGGGGCAATTTCCGCCAACTTAGGAGCGGCACAAAGAGGTTATCTGGAGGCTCAAACTAAAATTATTCAAGCAGAGCGTGCGCTAACGCAAGCAAGGAAACAGCGCGTTGAAACGGAAAAAGGACTGAGCAAAATTCAAGAAGAGCCTGATGTAAAAGGCGTCGCTAAAAAGGAAAGCGCTTACAATCAATTGCTACAAGAACAGCTTCAAAAGCAAAACGAAATCAATGCAATTGGCAAGGATGAGCTTTCTCAACTTGAAGCCAAAAGAGAGCTCGCGGCACAGCTCTTAAAGCTTCGCGTGGATGAAATCAATAGAACGCAAACCGGGCGCGTCAGGGAGTTGGCTCGATCAAATGAGCTGTTGGAATACAAGAAAATAGTAGCCGAAACTGACGAAGAGTGGAAAAACATAACAAGAGAAATTTCCGAAGCGGCAACAAAGGCCCAAGAATTATTTGACAAAATTTACAAGCAAGATACGCCGGAAATGACGCCCTTGCAGAAGGCGCTGGGCGACATCAAAAAAGAGACTGTTGACAATATTCAAGCCATAGACGAGCTGTTGAATTACGTCAACAAACGAGTGGGCACTCGCCCCGAATACAAAACCTTAGTCACTTCGCTCACTCAAATGAGGGGCGAGCGAGCTGGCATGACGCCCGCCCAGCAAGCGGCGGCTGCTGGAGTTCGCGTGACACGAGATATTGCCAAAGATTTGCGTTCGGAATTGCAAACGGGAGCGCAAGCTTTTGCTCCGTCCACCGCTCTGGCTGGAGCGCAAGCCAAGCTTGGCCCTGACTGGATGCAGCTTTCTGGTCAGCGTCAAGGAGAAATAACGCAATTAGCCGGGCAGGTCGACTTGATGAAGCCATTTGTTGACATGGCTCAGGCAATAAAAGCATCGAGAGAAGAATTGCAAAAATTAACCGATATGAGATATCAGATTGTGCCCATGGCGCAAGCAATAGGATCTTCTTTTGCGGATTCTTTCAAGGGCATCGTAAGCGGTTCCATGACTGCTCAGCAGGCGTTAGCTAATTTTTTCCAAAGTGTTGGTAATTATTTCTTGGATATGGCGGCAAGGATGATTGCCAAGTGGATTGAGATGCAAATCATTGGACTCGCGGCTAGTTTGATCCCTGGAATCGGAGGTTTCTTTGGTGGCGGGGCTCGTGTGGGGCAATCAGTCGCCTTGCCATCTGGGGTGGGGATCGGAGCTGGCGGAGGTATTCTTCAAAATCCAGCAGGGCAGGGCTTTGGCACATTCGGCCCTAATTTTGGCATCCGTCAATTTGCCAACGGAGGCATTGTCAACGGTCCAACCATGGGATTGATTGGTGAAGGTCGTTACAATGAAGCGATCGTGCCATTGCCCAATGGCAAAAGCATTCCAGTGGACCTTGGAGATGGAGCAGGCAGCAACATTTCCACTAACATTGTTATCAATGTCAGCAACGGTCAGGCTCAAAGCAGCATGACTGGCGGTGGCGCTTCCGACTTCGGGCGCAAAATGGAAGGAGCAGTGAAGCAAGTGATCGTAAATGAGCTGCGTCCTGGCGGTGTTCTTGCAGGAGCCCGTCGATGACGCAACCAACTTTTGCGCTGCCTTGTCAGTATAATTTGACCGTTCAAAGGAGTGTGCGCACAAAGAGAGTGCAGTTTGGCGATGGCTATGAGCAAGTGATGCCAGAGCAGTTAAACGACGACATGCGCTCTTACGACATTGAAACTGCTCCCATTTCCGACTCCATTGCCATTTCCCTCGATTCACAACTGGCAGCGCTGAAGGGCGACTTCTTCTATTCGCAGTTCTTCATGGATGCCCAAAAGTATAAATATCGCTTAGAGCCGAATCAATGGAGGTGGCAAGTGATTGGGCCCAATAGCAATGTGTTTTCCTTCACCGTGAGGAGGATCTATGACCCTAGAAGCTGACCTGCAGCAGGGATGGCACGATGCCATCGTGGAAATGTTTGACCTTGATCTAGAACCTATCACGGGCGATGTTAACGATAAGTTTTACTTCACCAATCAGCTAAAGCCTGATAGCAGCAAAATTCAATGGAAAGGGAATATCTATGAGCCATTGCCCATCATTTCAAGCGGCTACGAAAAGAATACCACTGGCCAAATTGCGCAGCCGTCATTGACCGTTGCAAATGTCATGGGCACCTTCACGCAAGTGATTGACAGCTTGGATGATTTAGTGGGAGCAAAGGTTACAAGACGACGCACGCTTGGCAAGTATCTTGACGGCGAGGCTACTGCCGATCCCACCCAAGAATTCCCCATTGACATCTTTTTTGTTGAGCGCAAGTCTGCCGAAAACGCCCTTAGCATCACTTGGCAACTTGCAAGCATCTTTGACCTGGAAGGGCTCATGCTTCCACGGCGTGTGATCACGCAAAACTATTGCCAATGGAAATACAGAAGCAGCGAGTGTGGCTATACAGGCGGAGCCGTTGCAAAAGTTGACGACAGTCCCACGAGCAATATCAACGAAGACGTGTGCGGCAAGCGAGTAAGTAGCTGTCAGCTTAGGTTTGCCAATGTATCGTTGCCCTTTGGTGGCTTTCCTGGCGCCATTCAAGGACGGCAATGACTTGGCAATCGCTTAAGCAGCAAATGGCTGCGCATGCCCAAAAGCATCCCGATCAAGAGGTGTGTGGCATTATTGCGGGAGGACAGTATTGGCCTTGTAAAAACGCTCATTCTTCCCCATCGCAGCATTTTGCCATCACGGCGGAAGATTATGCTCGTCTCGACCCTCTGGGAATCGAGGTCATTTTCCATAGCCATTTGTACTTTTCGGAAGATAAATTTAGCAGGCATGACATTGTTTCATGCAAGCAAGTAAATGTTCCTTGGGTGATGTATTGCGTGCCTGCAAATTCTTGGCACCACATGGACCCCACAGGCAACGCTCCTTTTCTTGAACGCCCATGGCTCTATGGCATTTACGATTGCTATGGACTTCTGCGAGATTATTATCGTCGAGAATTTAGCATTGAGCTAGACGATTACGAGCGCGGAGAAGAGTTTGAGTGGAAAAGCAGCGAGTGGCGCATGTTTGAGAAAAATTTTCAAGGGCAAGGCTTTCGCGAGGTGGGTGACGATCAGCTTCAAAAGGGCGACATGCTCCTAATGCAATTGCAGGCAGATTTTCCAAATCACGTGGGGGTGATGCACAGTCCAGAGCAAAATGTGTTTTATCAGCACCTTCTTGATAGACTGTCCGAAGCCAGCGTTTACGGCGGCTATTGGCGCAAGAACACCGTCAAGGTTTTGAGGCATCAGGAGCTGTTTCAATGAAAATGATTGAAGTGAAGCTCTTGGGAGAGCTGGGGCGCAAGTTTGGGCGATACTATCGTTTTGCTGCTGATTCGCCTCGAGAAGTGATGTCTGCATTAACGAATCAACTGGCGGGCTTCAAGGACTATATGGTCACTGCTCACGAGCGAGGAGTGGCTTTTAAGGTGGTGAATCAAGACCCAGAGGGCATGGACTATGAGAATTTGCTCATGCCCTGTGATCGAATGATTATTGCTCCTGTGGTTAGCGGAAGTGGCGACGTGGGAAGGATTTTGATTGGCGTGGCCCTTGTTGCCTTGGCTTTCATTCCTGGTGTGGGCACTGCTACTGCTGCTGCAATTGCGGCTGGCACGGCAAAAGCTGGATTCACTGCAGTCGGCTCTATACTTTTTTCCTTGGGCACCACGATGGTGCTCACTGGTGTTGCAGGATTGCTCACGCCGCAGCAAAGCAATGCAATGAACGATACCGAGCGAAAAGAAAGCTTTCTCTTTGACAGAGCAGCAGAACTCACCACGCAAGGCAGTCCAGTGCCAATCCTTTACGGTCGATTCCTAGCCGCCTCTCCATTGGTAATTTCTGCTTCTCTCACCACGCAGCAGGTGCCAGTCTGATGAGCGAAATTATAAAAGAACGCAATGGAGGATGGACTGCCTATGTGAGTGGAGCAGGCGGCGGCGGAGGCGGAGGCGGCAAGGGCGGCAAGGGCGGAGGAAGCCGAAGACCGCAGGAAGACCCAGAATCGCTCAGGAGCCGCTCCGAAGCCGTCGTGGTGGCAGTGTTCAGCGAAGGCGAAATACAGGGCTTCGAGGACGACGTGGATCCGCTCACGCGCATCTACCTGGACAACACGCCCATCAAGAACCAAGACGGCAGTTTCAACTTCAGCATCACCTATTTCTACACGGGCAGCGACACCAGTGCCAATGGAAAGGGCGCCCTGCTTAGTGCAATTGCCTCTTCCATTCCATCGCTCAACAGAGCAAGCGCCACTGGCGCCGTGGACTCGTTGGTTGTTGACTATCGCACTGGCACACAGGGGCAAGACCCCATGCCTGGCTTTGACGATGTGAAAGTAGAGCAGGCCGTAGGCATCAAGCTCACGAAAGCCATTGGAGGCGTTTCACGCACCACGGTCAGCTCATTGCTGAGCAAAATTCGCATTCGAGTGGGAGTGGGGGCGTTGTTTCGCGTGGATAAAGACAGTGGCGACGTCAAGGGCGAAAGCGTCACATTCAACATTAAAGTGCGTCCTGATGGAGGAAGCGTTTTTGTCAACGAAGACAAAACCATTTCAGGTAAAAGCAGGGGGCCTGTTGATTTTGAATATGAATATGATTTGCAGGGCACTGGCCCATGGGTGGTGACAATTGAACGTGCCACGGACGATCCCACGTCTACGTCTGTGTCGAACGATTTGTTCTTCAAGGCAATTGTTGGCATCTATGAGAAGTCCTTTCGCTACCCAAACACTGCCCTGATCGGCCTAAAGATTGGCGCCGAAAACTTCACGGCAGTGCCGCAAATCAGCGCGGACATGCTTGGAATGAAGATTAAAGTGCCCACAAATTACGATCCGCTGGCACGTTCGTACTCTGGCATTTGGAACGGCACTTTTAAGACTGTCTGGAGCAATAATCCTGCGTGGGTGTTTTACGACTTGCTTACCAACACGCGCTATGGGGCAGGCGAATTCATCACAGAAGCAAACGTAGACAAATACTCTCTCTATTCCATCGCTCAATACTGCGACGAACTTGTTCCTGATGGCAAAGGCGGCCTTGAGCCTCGTCTCACTTTCAATGGCTATATCACGGACAGGGCTGAGGCTTATGAAATCTTGAACGCTCTTGCAGCATCCTTCCGTGGCATGTTGTATTTCAGCGAGGGCTTGGTCACGGCCATCCAAGACAAGCCAAAGCCAATCACGAAAATCTTTTCGCCTGCCAACACCCTGCAGGAAGTGGACGAAAGCGGCAATGTTTCCGAGCCACCCTTCACTTACGAGGGCACTGCTCGCAAAGCAAGAAAGACCGTCGCGCTAGTCTCATGGAACGATCCTGCTGATCAATACAAGACCAAAGTCGAATATGTGGAGGACAGAGAAGGGCTTGAGCGTTATGGCTATCAAGAAGTGGAAATACGAGCATTTGGCACCACTTCCCAGGGGCAGGCACAGCGCGTGGGACGATGGACTCTATTGAGCGACCAGCTCGAAACAGAAATCGTCACTTTCAAAACATCTTCCGAAGGCTTCTTTGTTCTCCCTGGAGAAATCATTGGCATTGCAGATCCTGCAAAAGGAGGGAAGCGCTATGGGGGAAGAGTGGTTGATGCTTCCACTACTTCTCTTTCCATTGATGCTCCGTTCACAATCTTGCCTGGCTCTTCGTATCAGGCGTCCGTGATGCTGCCAAATGGCTCCATTGAAACGCGCACTGTCGCAAATGCTCCTGGAGAAACCAGCACGTTGTCTTTGGCCTCTGCGCTGTCTGATGCGCCAATCACGGGCGCACCATGGGTGCTGCAAGAAGATAGCGATGGAGTGAGAAGGTTTAGGACGATTTCCGTGGTGGAAGACCAAGGCATTGTCACTGTCATGGCTTCGTTGTACGACGAAGACAAGTTTACGCTCACAGACAGCGGCACCATCCTTGGACTGTCCCGTTCTTCCATTGCAGGCCCTCAAGTGGTGCCTAGCGTTGATGGTGGCAGCATCACTCTGGAGGTGACGCAGTAATGGCCTACAACGAAGCAACTTGGAGCTTCCCGCAATACTCCTCCTATTCAGTGCTCAACGCTGCAGTGCATCCCGCTGTCTGTTGGAATCCTCCTCAAAACAATCCATTCATTGCCTCTTTTGAAGTGGATTATTTGGACACAATTGATAACCAATGGGTGAGGATTGGCACAACTGCTGCCAACTACATTCGCTTCCCATCGGACGTTTACACTACCAACGGTTCTTATCGCATTAGAATTGCTACAATTGGCATCAATGGCAGAAAATCTCCGTTTGCCTATAGCACTGTCGTGCTAGCCAGTCCGCTAGTTTTTGACTTTACTGCTGCACAAGAGGTGCGCTATTCTGACGGCACGACTGTTCCAAACCAGCGCTATTTGTTCTTGATTCTCTGACATGGCCAATCTTTACGGACTTGATGCTCTTGGAAATGCCGCTTATATTCGCGCCACTGGAGCTGGCAGCAGTGGCGATCCTTATGTAGTGCAAAATGATTTATTTAATGCTGGACTGAAAAGCGCTTCGGTTACGGGGGCTGCCAGCGCCGACGTAATTGCAGCAGTCGCGAGCACTAAGTTGCGCGTGCTGTCCATGATCATCACCGCCTCCGCTGCTTGCACCATAAAACTTCAAAGCGGCGCATCTTCTGACAAGACGCCTCCACTTCACCTAGGGGCCAATGGCAACATAACTCTTTCCAATCCATTGGGCCTGTTTGAAAGCGCAAGTGGTGAAAAAATTAACGCAGTACTATCCGGTGCTGCCACTTACTCCGTGTTTCTTTCTTATCGGGAAGTGCCAGCATGAGCAGTTTTCTTTCTACTTCCATTGCTCCTCGCGTTGATCTTTATTTGCTGCGGAGGGATTATTTCGATGGCATGGGGCTGCTGCTGCAAACTGCAAGTGGCACTCCTTATGACTTGAGCGGCGTGCAAGTATGCGCCACTGTCTGGAAGAAAACGGGAGATGCTTCATACACACAAATCGCAAGCGTCAATGTTGAAGAGGAAGAGCCGCTTCGTAACGGTCAAGTGAGGCTTTGGCTCACATCTTCTCAAACTGCAACTATTTGGGACGCCTATGGAAGCAGTCAGGCTCCAGGTGGGGTGTTCTTTCCAACTGCCTACACACAGGACGCTTCAATCGCAGAATATTCTCCATTGTTCTGGGATGTTCGCATTGAGACACAAGAATACCTCACTGATTTAGTTTCTGTGAGCGGCGGCACTTTTGTCACGCAAAATAATCACACGCTGGCCAGTTCAGAGCGCGTTGTGTTTAGTGGCACCACTTCTTCTGGCATCAATTTCAACAATAGCTCCGGCACTGTTTACAGCGGATTGACAAATATTAGCTATCTCTCCCCTTATGCGTTTAGAATTCCCGCTCTATCTGGCGTAACTTCTAGCGGAATTGGTGGCGCCGTCTATAGACTAAGGCAAGACACTGTCATCGCTGGCAACGTAATTGTTGGCACCACCTTGTCCAACTGTTTCCCCTAAAGAACTGTTATGGCTGATTTGCAAGAAGGCGTAAGTGTAATTACTATTGGACGCACCGCCCCTATTCCTCCTGGACAGCAAACCATGGCAGACAGTCTGCCCGTGGTTATCGCCAGTGACCAGACGGCTGTGCCAGTTAGGGTGGCAAATCAGCAAATCAGTGAAGTAAGCTTGAGCTTGCTTGGAGTGCCCCGCGCCGAAGTAGCGCTTGGCATTTTCGCGGATGTTACCACTTACGACATCAATCCAAACGAATGGCAAAGCGAGGGTGGCGGCGCTACCACTCATATTGCGAACGAAAGTGCCGCAAAAGTCGTATTGGGAGCGGCTACGACAAATAATTATCAAATTCTGAGTAGTAAGCGCTTTTTTCGCTATCAGCCCGGACGAGTCAGCGCTGCTACATTTGGCGTAAGAGCATCCACGTCTAATGATTCAACTGACATTAAAAAATTTGGAGCATTTGACAAGCGCGATGGATACTACATTGAAGTGCAGGGAGGCAGTCAAACAAGCAGTGCCGACAAGGAATTTAATTTTTACTGCGTGAGGCGCAGTAACGCTTTCGAAAGCAACGAGGCGGGCATTCGCACTCCCAACGTGGCCGATGGCGACATTGGCACGGCAGGCACGGACCTTGTCATTGTTCGAGCCGGACTCACTTATATCCACGCTGGACTATTTGACAGAAGCGTTCGCGGCAGTGGCGGCGTAAACATTGGAGGCATTGCTTCCTCTGATGGTACCACCAGTGTCTCAGGGTCTTTTATCTCCGTAGAGAGCGCATATCGTTACACCTACGAATATAGGGTGCCTCGCAAATACTTTAGTCACGACAGGCTAGATGGCGAAACAAAGGCGCAATATTACGCCGATAAAACACCAGGACGCACGTCATTCACTCTTTCCATTGGAGGAACTGCTTCTTCTCCTGTGGTCACCTATACCAATGGCAGCACTGTGGTAGACGTGAATGGTGACGTCGTAAGCGACACCAGCGTGTGGAACATTGATTTTTCAAAGGTGACAATGTTCAAGACGGAATATAGCTGGTATGGCGCAGTTGGCGGTCATTTTTTGGCATATGTGCCCGATGCTACCAGTACCGGTGAGGCACGATGGGTGAGGATTCATCATATTAGGGCGTCTAATCAGCTCACCAGTCCAAGCCTAGCCAACCCTACACTTCCTATTTCCTACCTTGCACAAAAAGGCACTAGCGCCAATGAGTGTGCCATTTATAAATACGGGGCATCTTATTACATTGACGGAGGCGACAAGGGAACAATTACTGCTCGCTCCGAGAGTAATGCGACTGATCGCACGGTAACAGTTAGTGGCGCAATGCTGGTTGGCATTCAAGTGAAGGAAACCATCAATTCCATTCGCAATCGCATGCAAGTGTATCCCACTCGTCTCGGAGTGGGAAGCAGCGGACGAGCAGTGGTTAAGCTCATTAAAAACCCCACCACCATCTCGGGCACCCCATCGTTCACAAGTGTTGCCACTCTTAGTCCCATCAATGTCACCACTACAAGTGGCGTTGTCACGCTTTCAGGCGGCACCAACGTGGCCACGTTCTATGTGGGCGCCGGTGGCGTTGATCTTGACTTGGCTCCTTATTTTGGCTACAACAAAGACTATCTTTCCTACCCATTGACTGCCGCTGCTGGCGACGCCCTCTATGTGTTTGCTCAAGGTATTGGAGCAAGTGTAGACGTGAGCGCGTCGCTAACGTGGGAAGAGCAGGTTTAGAGGGCTGTTAAATGACAACTATTTCGGGATATTATCAACTACCCGACAATGTTGAGCCTGCTGGCGACGAATTGATCGACGCGGAACTTATTGATTTTCTCACTGGTGATTCCCTAATTGATCCGGCCGACCAAGAGAAGCTTACTGGCGACGCAAGAGGCACTTTGGTGCTAGTAGAAGATGAAAATTTGGTGCCGGTTACGCTTAGTAATTCAGCGTCAAGCAATATTTCTGTTGATGTTACTAATAGAAGCCAAAGCGAAGTGGCGACAACTTTGCTCGGAGTAGAAAGAAGCGAAACAGCGCTTGGCTTGTTTGACGCGGTGAACATTTATGGCATTAACGATAAAGAGTTTTACGCCGGACCAATTTACGCAGGCTATCAATACGCAAGAGATCCTGTGGAGTGGACCTTCGCGGATGACTATGGGTATTATTGGCGGCATGTGCCAGCAGAAAGTGCGCTGCAAGCATACTCATTCCCTCCTCCGGCCAGCTTTACTTATTTAGTAGATGACAACACAGGACGTTTTCCCGGTGGAGGAACCGATGGGGTGATGCGTACATTTTGGGAGAGTAAGCGTGCATTTCGTTACCAACCGGGGCGAGTAAATGCCTTCACTTTTGGCGTAAAAATGTCAACTGGTAGCGATTACGAAGGGGAAGTGGTGCGATGGGGGTGTAGAAATAGCGCGGGAGATGGTTATTATTTTCAACTTGAAAAAGGAGGTGATTTGTATATTGTTCGTACATCTCCCGACCTCGGCACGTTAAAGGTGGATCGCGATAGCTGGAATGGCGATCCAATTCAGCCAAATGCGGGATCTACTGGCTGGAATCTTGACTTGTCGCGAGTAACAATGTTCAAGATTGAATTCAGTTGGTATGGAGCAGTAGGGGCAAAATTTTTAGCCTACGTACCCATTGATCACGATGAAGCGCGATGGGTGACGCTGCATTATATTTTCGCGGAAAATCAATTCACGGTGCCTAGCCTGCGCAGTCCGTTCCTGAAGCTTTTTATAGAAGCGCAGACCACGGCGGGCGCCGTCTCTCCTGCATTCATCAATCTTTATGGAAGCAGCGTTTATATTGATGGCGGTGACAAGGGCACCGTAACCACTGGCGCTGCAGGGCTCGATAGCTTAAAGCCAATTGACAGTACGCCTCGATCCTTGATTGGCCTTCAAGTGAAAGGAACTATCAATGGAGTGGTTAGCAGAAAAGCCGTTTTTCCAAATGGATTTTCGGCTTTTGCTACAACCGATACGCGTTTTGATTTGGTATTTCAGGGAAATGATATTTGCGGGCAAGAAAGCTATTTCTATGGCAATGGCACGACTTTGACAGCAGGATCAGCTTCTGGCATTACAGTGGTTCGTGCTGGCGCAAATGTGCTGACCACGCCATCAGGGCAATTTTTTCCCGACATCAGAGGTGAGATTAGTGGAAGCACGGACTATCGCAGTGGTCGGCGCACAAAAATTATTGGGCCAAATATTTTCGCCACGCATGCTATTTTCCTTTCTGACGATCTCACAACTCTTGTGACGGATCAAACATTGCCAGGAGGATTGACCAGCATTACATTTGGCCGAATGAATAATTATGCAGTAAGCAGCGGCTTCGTTGGTAGTGGCGTTATGGCAGGAACAATTTTTCAGCAATTTACTGGCGGATATGCCAGGGTGGGATTGCTCCCTAATTCAAGCGGCGTTTCTTATGATCCAAACAATGATACCGTTTTGTGGGTGTCATCGAACTTTCCAGTTTTTGCTTTTAATCGTGTGGGGCAAATTGTAGGAGAAGCACGCTATCCAAGCGATTTTGGTTGTAATCAGACCACGGATTTTTCCATCGCATTTCCCACTTCTGGCACCACTACAATTTCCTCCGCAGGAAGATCTATTACCATCTCAGGAAACAATCCATGGCCTATTCGCGTTGTTGTGGAGGGCCATGCTGATAGCGTTGTTTCCGACGTGGTATTAGCCCAACAGCCACTTGCTACGCGCTTAATCCCCGGCAGTGGCTCCACACAGGCTCAAGCTTCATGGCCCCTGACAAGTGGCATCACTGAAAACTCTACCGCCGCCGGAGGCGCTAGCTATGTGGCGAATAAGTTTGAGGAAAGCTTGGCCGATCCACTCAGTGCTGTGCTGGTTGACAGGCAAGGACAGCGAGTATTGCGAGGCGGCCAGCGCGTTGCCACATACTTCATCGCAAGTGGTGAAAGTCGTCAGTTTGATCTCAGTCCATTGTTTGGCCCAGATAAAATGTTTATAACAGGACAGCCAGGAAGCATTGAGAGCACTGGGGCGCTGTTTGTCGTGGCCACTGCTCGCACTGCGTCTGGAGAGGCTAGTGTAAGTATCAACTGGGAGGAACAATAATGGCGTTCGCTGGCTTGGTAGCCTCTCAAAATTTAAGCGATGTAAGCAGCGCTGAAATCGCCTGGGACAACATCGGCGACGGTATAACTTACTTTATTAACAATACAACAGTCAGTGGAATAACAATTAAGGGCGCCGATATTTTGGCCCTTAATGGAGTGAGTAGAGTTAGCGCTAGGGACTTGCTGCTTCTGCAGGGCCTGACAAGTGCTGCGCAGCCGCGACTTACGACTATTGCAAGCCAGGTGGGAAGCGGCGTCGTTTTGCAAAGTAATGCATTATTAAAAGCATCTCCAACATCTATTGGCAACTATTCATTGAACGGTAGTCTTTCCGTTCAATCGTTGTCAATCAATGGAGTTGGAGCCAAATCTCTGTCAACGTCTCCATTCTCGGGAGGAAGCGCAATTGCAAATATTTATTTGGACACGGCGATAGTTGGAAGTGGCGTGACAATACAAAACGCAATTACTAGCGGTACAATTACTGCGCCTGAAATTGCAATTCCCATTGAGGAAGCCGGCTATATTTACTATTTAAAGGCGGGGCAGTCATGACTCAGCAGTTTGGATTTAGGGCCTCGCGCAATTTGGCCGAAGTCGAGGATAGGGATAAGTGTTGGGACAATCTTGGCATTGATCGCAGAGATTTGGCCTTAATCGTCGGGACAAGCGCTGCTGGGGTGACGGAAGGGGATTATTTCAACTGCAAAGACTTGTCAAGTTCTCTTGAGGTGCAGATTAGCGAATTGTCCGCTGGGGCATCATCAGGCCTCACCGCAATGCTTGGCAAAATTAGCAAAAACGGTGACACTGGCATAGGCACTCTTTCCGGCAGCACTGTTAACAATGACAGGGGCTATTATAATGCTAGTTTTGATATTGTTTCTGCGTCTACAAATAGTTATTTTTCTCCGACCACATCGGCGGGCTATGGAGCGGGAGCGCAGTATTTACTGGGCTCCGTTAGTATTCCGAACTTAGTTGTTAGCGGAGTTAATTTCAAAGGCGAAACAAAGGATTGGTCGTCTTACTTTGTCAAGTCAAGGCAATATTTTCAATTTGTAGACAATAGCGCAACGCAACGTTTTGCCCCTCTTTACCTTGCGCCCCCATCGGCACTTTCTTCAAGTGTTCTTTGGCTTGATTCGGAATATAGCGAAATTACGGTAGAAGCTGGCGGCGTCAAGCGATGGGAAGACGTACTTAAAAGAGGAAGTGCGGTTCAGAATGAAAGCGCTTATAGGCCAATTGTTGCCGCTAGTGAAATCAATGGAAAAAACGGCGTTTATTTTGATGGCAGCAATGATTTCTTAAATGTTGGATCAATTGGAGGGTCCGTGCCATCGGCCGCCACGTTGATAGTGACTATCAGTATCAGCAATTCTTTGTCAACTGGCGATACAAATTACTCCATCCTTAGCTCGTTGGCCAATATTTCTAGCGCATGGAGAGGTGGCGCGTGGGGATTATTTACAAATGCTCTTATAGGGGGATTTCCTGCTGGCATGCCAGCGAACGGGACGATTGTTGCCACTGTTAGAGCAAGTTCGTCCTATGGTTTAGAAATGCGAATAAATGGGCAAAGAGTATCCTATATTGCTCCTTCATCGTATTCCTATTCCAGCACTGGCAATTTTGTTATTGGAGTAAGCGATTCGGCTAGCTTATCGCAAGCGTTTAATGGCAGCATTCATTCCTTGGCACTGTTTAGCGAGGTCCTTTCAGATGTTCAGGCGAATTCAATGGAAGAATATTTTCGGTGGAGATATGGTTTTGTTTTTGATCCAGATTCGGCGGCATTGTCTTACACGCATTTATTGCACACAGAGCGGAATGCAGTTTGGCTCCTAGAAGATGATTCCCAATTGGAGGTGAATTAACCATGACTCGCGGTCTCGTCAGGAAAAACAATCTAAGTGATTTACTGGATCCCGTTCAAGCAAGAATCAATCTTGGCCTGCAAACAGCGGACTATCGTCGCATAAGGGGGCTTTATTTATCGTCCGGCGTGAGCAATTTGGACGTTCAAAAAATAGCCAATTCTTCTTCCAATTTTCAGGCGCAAATTAACTCTTCCACTGCGCTTTTGGCTACTATCACGCCGGTACTTTATGCGGATAAGGCGGGCGATACATTTACAGGCACGTGGACAAACAGCGGCAAAATCGGGGCCAGTGGATTGATCGTAAGCGGAGTTACGCTTGCCGGGAGCGCCGATTCGTTATTTTCCAGATCGTCTCCATTATCTTCTTTGGCACTACAAACGGCATCCGGCATAACAATGCCTAGCGGACTGGGCGTAAATAATCTTACTGGCAGTGGCAACACTGTGGTTGCATCTGGAAAGACAGTCGCTAATTACATGAACATTCAAGTGAGAGGCGTGCCTTATCGCCTGGAAATTGTATAGAGAAAGAAGAACATATGTGAACGGCCTCTAGAATGTCTCTATCTTTTGGCGCAAACTAAACCGTGACTAAGATTTCTCAGCTTTCGTCCATTGGTGATTCGTTGGCAATTGACGATCAATTTCTCATTCGTGATGTTAGCGATGCAGTTACGCCGAACAAAAGCGTTACTGTTAGCGGCATTACAAGAGCACTGGATCTTGGCACTGCAGCGGCTCCTGCCATTGCTTTTGCAAGTGACAAGAACACCGGCATTTACAGTCCTGGCGCCGATGAAGTAGCCATCTCAACTAATGGCACTGGGCGGCTCTTTGTCTCTTCGGCGGGATTGATTGGAATAAATCAGTCTTCCCCTGGCTCGGCCTTAGACGTGGCGGGAGAGATTAGGATTTATCCGACATCTGGCGCTGGCATCCTTCGCTTTGGTAGTGGTGGCGCCGAGAAAGGCAAGGTCTCTGTTGATGCATCAAGCAACTACACGGTTGAAACTGCAGGAAGCGAACGACTCAGAATCGACTCCAGTGGCCGCTTAGGTCTGGGGACTAGTAACCCTGACTATAACCTTGAAGTCGAAGGGAATGTCGGTACCGCCTACAGCGGGACTGCTCGCAACACGTTTCTAGGACTTT